ACTGAGAAAGGCAACATTGATTGACTACGGAGTGCCGCCGGATGATATACCTATACTGCAAAGCCACTTACGGAATCTTAACGAGAGCGACAAATACAATTTGTTGCAGGTATCTATCAAATATGCGCCCGGAATTGAATCACAAATCTATGACAGTATCGTGAACAGCATCGGCTATCGGACAATGGAGAAGATCAGGACGGTTCCTGCGACAGAAAATGACTTCTACGGATACAAACGCAAGGTCATGGCGGAATATTATCATTTAGCCAAACTGATTGGTAGACTTTAAAAAACTTAAAAATTTATAAAAGTGGTAGAGAGCTAAATCTCCCCAGTGTGGTATTATATTTATATATAACTGCTATACTGGGGATTTTTTTTGAATTGAGGTGATGACATGGCGAACTTAAAAGCAGTTACAAGAAAACTTCAAAAAGCTATATTATCCACCGGATTAATCATAAAAATCGGAACATCGCAATTCTACAGCCATGAGCAGGAACGATTAATTACAGTAACGATCATATCAACACCAGTGTTTAGACCAACAAAACGTGGTGAATGGAAAGATTGTGATTATGAAATATTACGAACTGCATCCCATTATGATGCGGCCATGTGCTTAAAAGAAATATGGGAGGCGTGCCAAGAATGGAAATAGATAGAGGTGATTAGATGGACTTGACGCCTAAACAGAAAACGTTTGCAGATGAATATATAAAAAATGGCGGGAATGCATCTGATGCCGCAATAAAGGCTGGGTATGCTGAGAAAAACGCAAGAGTGATAGGAAATCAGAACTTAACAAAACTTAACATTTCTGAGTATATAGCCGAAAAGCAGTCCCTAATTGAAAAGCAAAAAGGCACTGACATCATGTCTCTGGCAGAAATCCAGCAACGCCGCTCCATGATTGCAAGGGGAGAGCTGACTGATTCATTCGGATTTGCTCCGGATTTCTCCGATCAGCTGAAATCCATGAATGATCTGGAGAAAACGCTTGCTATAAAAGAAGCCAGAGAAGAACAGCAGAAAGCAGAAGAAAAAGCCAGATTGCAAGGTGAATACCATATTGATCTGAATATTGTACCGGACGTATTCCATAAAATGATTCGGGATATCCGAGCAAAGAAACACAGCGAATATATTCTCCCTGGTGGGCGTGGATCCATGAAGTCCTCCACTATATCTCTAATCATACCGGAACTACTGAAGAATAATTCGAACATGCACGCTCTGATTCTGCGAAAAGTCGGAAATACTATCAAAGATTCTGTTTACGCTCAGATGAAATGGGCGATTGATAAATTAGATCTAAATGAGGAATTTACCTGTAAAGTATCTCCCATGGAGATTACATATAAGCCTACTGGACAGAAGATATACTTTCGTGGTGCTGATGATCCATTAAAGATTAAGTCCATTAAGCCAGAGTTTGGATATATAGGCATTGTCTGGTTCGAGGAACTTGATCAATTTGCCGGGCCGGAAGAAATCCGAAATATACAGCAGTCTGCAATTCGAGGTGGAAATGAAGCATATAAATTCAAATCATTTAATCCGCCTAGGAGCAAGAACAACTGGGCGAATGAATATACGGCAGAAGCAGAAGAAAAAGATGAAAATGTAATGGTTGTGCATAGCACATACCTTGATTTAGGGATTGAACAGGAGTGGCTTGGCGACGTATTTCTCACAGATGCCGAACATCTAAAAGAAGTAAATCCAGATGCTTACGAAAATGAGTATCTGGGAAAAGCCAACGGAAATGGTGGAAATATCTTTGAATACATCGAAGAAAGAACTATCACGGACGAAGAGATCAGCCATTTTGATAGAATTTATCAGGGAGTTGACTGGGGTTGGTATCCGGACAAATATGCTTTCTCCAGAATCTATTATGATTCAGCTAGAGAAACAATCTATTTCATTGACGAGATTTACGAAAACAAGAAATCAAATGAATGGACTGCGAATGAAATCAAACGAAGACAATACGATGATTACGAAATTACTTGCGATTCTGCCGAGCCTAAATCAATCAATGATTACAGAGATTCAGGACTCCCGGCAAGAGGAGCAATCAAAGGACCAGGAAGCATTGAGTATTCTATGAAGTGGCTGCAAAGAAGAAAGTTTGTGTTTGATCCGAAAAGAACGCCAAATGCTTGCAAAGAGTTTAAGAAGTACGAATACGAACGTGATAAAGATGGAAATATTTGCAGTGGATATCCGGATAAAGATAATCATTTGATAGATTCCGTTCGGTATGGCTCAGAGTCATTGTGGAGAAGAAGGGGGTACAGTGCATAATGTGTAAATTTTGTGATAATTTAGCTTTCTGCAAAGAATACTATGATAATCCAGAATGTAAGAAGAACAAATATATATACGGCTGTATGTTGTACATGTACATGAAAGACCGAAAAGGAAGCATTACTTCCAGACCGTTTGACCTTAATTATTGTCCGATGTGTGGAAAGAAGATAGCGACAGGTGACTAAATGGGACTTATAACAACACTAAAAAGGTGGTTTAACATGATATTCAAAAAACAAGCCGAAGAGGACTTTAATATCCAGGCGGCAGAGTTTCCAGAAATGGAATCACTGATTAACCGGTGCGCGAACATTTACAGGGGAGCACCGGAATGGCTAGATGACAAGAATAATATCAAGACGATTAATTTTGCTAAATCTGTGTGTTCTGAGACTGCCAGACTTGCAACATTGGCAATCGGCATCCAAATAGATGGTTCTGCAAGGGCGGCATGGTTGCAGGAGCAGATTGACAAGGTATACTTCCAGATTCGACACTGGGTGGAATATGGATGTGCTTACGGAACAGTTTTTATCAAGCCAAACGGCGAGAGCCTTGACGTATTTACTCCGGCAGATGTGATGATTGTGGATTATGATAATCAGGAGATCAAAGGGATTATATTCAAAGATTCTTATACAGCTGGACGGAAATATTATACACGGCTTGAATATCACAGGTTTGTTGAGACAACAGTGAACGGCGTAACAGCCTATCCGTACTACGTTTCTAACAGAGCCTATGTATCAAAATCCCCTCAGTCAATCGGTGATAAGATCGACCTCAAACAGACCAAATGGGCTGACCTCATGGCAGATACGCCACCAATTCTCAAAGCAAACGGTGAGAAGCTGGATGGGCCTCTGTACGGAGTACTGCGGACGCCGCAAGCGAATAACGTGGATATTAATGCACCATTGGGATTGCCGATTTTTGCCGAAGCTATCGAGGAGTTAAAAGACCTCGACATTGCATACAGCCGTAATGCCGGAGAAATATTTAATTCTCAGAAGATTGTTCTGGCAGATGATAGACTGCTGATGCCAAGCGGTACGCCTGTATCAGCCATGTCGCCACAGGGTATGGAAAACAGACGGAATGAGATGAACTTGCCGCACTTTGTAAAGAATGTATTCGGACAGGACGAAAAAGAGTTCTATCAAGAAATCAATCCACAACTCAACACAGATACACGTATAAGCGGCATAAATGCCCTTTTAAGCCAGTTAGGGTACAAGATTGGATTTTCCAACGGGTACTTTGTTTTCAACGAATCTAGCGGCATTCAGACGGCTACGGGAGTGGAAGCAGAACAACAGAGGACAGTGCAGTTTATCAAGGATGTTCGAGACAAGCTGGAATCCTGTCTGGACGAAGTTATTTATGCGCTGAACGTTTACGCTGACCTGTACGGACTTACACCTGTCGGAGCTTATGAAGTCAATTATGATTTTGGAGATATTCTCTATGTCAGAGAAAATGACCGTGCAAGATGGTGGCAGTATGTGATCACTGGCAAAGTTCCGGCATGGCTATATTTCGTAAAATTTGAAGGAATGACCGAGGAAGATGCGAAAGCAATGGTCAAAGAAGCTCAGCCAGACGAACCGACTTTGTTCGGCGATGAGGAATAATATATGCTTAGTCCAGAGTACTTGCGCAGAATCACAGAAGGCAGTGAACAGATTGCTGAGGAGTTACACCAGTATATTATATCTGAGATTGTATCTCGAATGATGGCAAGAATCGGAAGAGGTGAGGATTATATTCTGACCAATGCCGATGCGTGGAGAATCAGAACACTACAGGAATCCGGCGAACTGCTAGAGGACATTCTAGCGGAATTATCCAGATACACTAAACGTGAACAGCAGGAACTTCTTGAAGCGTTTGAAGATGCCGGAATCACTGCAATGAACTACGACGACAAGGTATACAAGGCGTCAGGATTAAGCCCTGTACCGCTCGAACAGTCACCAACAATGATAAGACTCATGGAACGGAATATGCTTGCAACTATGGGCGAGTGGAAGAACTTCACACGGACAACTGCAAGTGCCGCTCAGAGGCTCTATATTGAACAATGCGACCTTGCATATAACCATGTGATGACTGGGGCGGTTGGGTATACGCAAGCCATCAAAGAGGCAGTTAATAACGTTGTATCAGATGGCGTCACTGTCACATATCCATCTGGCAGAAAAGACACAATCGAAACCGCAGTTGCACGTTCTGTCAGAACTGGTGTGGCTCAGGCTACGGGAGATATATCTCTCAAACGCATGGAAGAAATGGACTGGGATTTAGTTCTGGTCAGTGCACACATAGGAGCCAGAACAGGTGACGGCGGCGAGAATCCGGGAAATCACTCGTTTTGGCAAGGCAAGATATACTCTCGTTCTGGCAAGAGTAAGAAATTTCCACCATTCTCATTGACTGGATATGGAACGGCAAGCGGACTGTCAGGAGTCAACTGTCGGCATAGTTTTGGAGCCAGTGATGGGGAATTTAATCCTTATGCAGAACTATCGGCACAGGACAAAGTTGACAAAGGCAAACAGTACGAAAAAGAACAGCGGCAACGCACTTATGAGCGAAGAATCCGCAAAACGAAGCGTGAAGTTCTTGGAATGCAAGCGGCGGTTGATAACTGTAATGACGAACAGACAAGATTTGCACTTCAGCAAGACCTTGACCGGAAGTCTTATCTTTTACAGAAACAAAATGCTGCATACAAAGATTATTGCAAGCAGAATGACCTGAGGGAACTGCAAGACCGACTTATGATTGCTAAGTGGAACCGCCAGAACGCCGCAAAAGCCAGAGGAGCGGCAAAGAGATATAAAACAGCAAAGGGGATTGACTGATGGATAGATGGGAATATTTCAATCCAAATCCTGTTAAGGATAAGAGAACAGGAGATTGCGTTGTCCGGGCAATATGTAAAGCAACTGGCTTCGACTGGGAAACAGTATTCGCCGGATTAATGATACAGGCATGTACTCTGTCAGATATGCCGAGCGCAAATTATGTCTGGGGAGCGTACCTCTATAAGCATGGATACAGGCGAAAACTGATTGAACAGTCGGAGCGATATATTTATACAGTCAATGACTTTTGCGCAGATCATCCAACAGGCACATACATTCTCTGTATAGATGGTCATGTGGTGACAGTGCAAGAAGGCAAATATTTCGATACATGGAATAGCGGAAACGAAATACCGATTTATTATTGGGAAAAAAATGGATAAATATCCACTATTATGTTTTATTGTATTTCCACACAAAACCTTTGTGAGTTCGACGTTCACCACGACAGCAACGACTGATGCTATCTTTTCGACCGTTTACGTGGTCTGCGGCATCTTCTGCGCAACTCCACTCAGCGATAAAATGATTGTTTAAGTCATATTGATAAACAACTTTTGCTCTTGGACTGTTTCCTCTCTTATAATTTCCATGAGGAGGGACAGAAGCGGAGCGCAATCCTGTATTTATTGCATGAAAAGTGTTTTCTTGTTTCGTGACCCATTCAAGATTATCAACAGTATTGTTTTTCTTGTTCCCGTCAATATGATTCACTACTTCTTTTTGTTCCACGTTCGGAATAAATGCCTCTGCAACAAGGCGGTGAACGAGATAGTTCTTACGTTTGTAATTAACAACAAGTGTTACTCTATCGTAACCATCGTTTTCAAAAGGAGTCAAATACTTGCATCCTTTATTGTAATTTCTCCTTGCACTAATAATATTGCCAAGATTGCTTATTTTGTATAATCCTTCATAACCGACAACATCTTTCCAAATTTCTTGCATAAAAATAACACCTGTCCTTTCAGTGTGCGTGTCCTATTGATAAATGTACGGAAATCTCTAGGACATGAGACTTTCGGGAGCTACCCTATCCGTACACAAATATTATATCACAAATCAATGAAATATTAAAGAGGTATATCAATATGCATATTATTGAAGCAATACAAACAATTCTATCAATTTGTGGTGGCATTTCTATCATAGGAGGGGCGGCAGCTGTAATCTTTAAGTGGATTACACCGGCATTCCGACTTAATAAGCGAGTAGAGACACTGGAAGAGCATGATAGACGAGATTATGAAAGCCTTCAGAGAATTGCAGAACGTGATTCATTGATTTTGGAAGTGCTATCAACCATGTTGGATAGTCAGATCAGTGGGAATAATGTAGAAGAATTAAAAAAAACAAAACAGAAGCTTACAAATTATCTTGCACAGAATCAGCGTTAGCATTAGTAAGGGGTATGCTCATGAAATTATATGTGTTCACTAAGAAAGATATAGATAGATTCTTGTTAGAGTGTAATTTTACGCCGGACGAAGAAAGACTGTTCCGGCTGAGATGTAAAGAATATACGCTTGAATACTGTGCTGAACAGATGAATGTGAGCATATCTACGGCGAAACGATTGAGCCGCCGGGTAAATAATAAAATAATTAAAGTATGCTGATACTTTTCAGATACTTATATGGGTCTTAGACGAACTGTCTAAGGCTCTTTTTTTATGTAAAAATATAGCTATAGAAAGTCATAGAATAAGTCATAGAATAAGTCATAGGAGGTGTACGAGATGGCATTATATAATAATCCTTATCAATATAGTTTTGGTGTTCCGGGACAGATGAATCAATTTCAGCAACAGCCTGTCCAGATGCCAGCTCAACCAGTACAGCAACCACAACAGAACAATAATGGTATCCTGTGGGTATCTGGTGAAGTGGGTGCAAAATCCTATCTGGTAGCACCCGGGACAAGTGTTTTACTAATGGACAGTGAAAGTGAAAAGTTCTACATAAAATCCACAGACGTTTCCGGTATGCCACAGCCGTTACGGACGTTTGAATATCACGAGGTAGGCACTCAGATGCCGCCTAAACAGCCTGCTCAGAACATGGACAGTAAATATGTTACTCGACAGGAATACGATGATTTGAAAGGCAAATACGAAGCTATCATAAACCGATTAAATTCTTTTTCTGAACCTGTTAGGGCTAATACCGTACAGGAATCAGCGGTCAAGGGAGGAAATGCAGATGAGTAATCCATTATTCAATGCCCTCGGTGGTGGAATGCCACAGGGAAACGGACCAATGCAGATGATACAGCAGTTTATGCAGTTTAAGCAGAATTTTAAGGGAGACCCGAAAGCAGAAGTTGAGAAGATGTTACAGTCTGGGAAGATTTCCCAACAACAGCTTAATCAGGTTCAGCAGATGGCAGGACAGTTCCAAAGCCTGCTGAAAGGAATGAAATAGTACATTACAATCTGGCCAGATTGATGTAAATACACAAAAAGGAGATTATATTATGGATGGAAATTATAGCTTAGCAGATATTGCCGCTGCTACTGGAAATAGTAGAAATAATGATGGCATGTTTGGTGGAGATGGTAGCTGGTGGATTATTGTTTTATTCATCTTTGCTTTCTTCGGATGGGGAAATAATGGCTGGGGCAATAATGGAAACGGCGGCGGATATGCAGCCACAGCAGCTACTCAGGCAGATATTCAGAGAGGATTCGACAATTCTGCAGTGATCAGCAAGCTTGACGGAATCAATAACGGTCTCTGTGACGGATTCTATGCAGTGAATAACGGTATGCTTACCGGATTTAACGGAATCAACACCAATATCATGCAGACTGGTTTTGGAATCCAGCAGGCAATCAATGCCGATACTGTAGCCAATATGCAGAACACAAATGCGCTCCAGGCACAGCTTGCGAACTGCTGTTGTGAAACCAGGGAAGCTATCCAGGGCGTAAATTACAATATGGCCACCAACACTTGTGCAATCCAGAACACCATGAACAGCAACACAAGAGACATTATTGACAGCCAGAACGCTGGAACAAGAGCCATTCTTGATTATCTTTGCAATGAAAAGATTTCTAACCTGCAGGCTGAAAACAATGACCTTAGACGTGCTGCTTCTCAGGACCGCCAGAGCGCACTTCTCACAACTGCAATGGCTTCACAGACACAGCAGCTTATTAATGCGATTAATCCGGCACCGATTCCGGCATATCAGGTTCCTAACCCGAACACATATTACGGATGCGGATGCAACACTGGATGTAATTGCTGATAACTTCATATCGAGAGTATCTTTCGATCGATTCGGATGTCGGCTTATGCCGTATTACACATAGGGGCAGGCTAGAACCTGTCCTTTTGTGATATGAAAGGAGTATTTTTATGGCAGAATTTACAAATGTAGCTGCTCAGACTGTAGCAGCAAATGGAAACGTAGTATTTTCAAACGTGGCAGTTAAAGGTTCTAACTGCATTCAGCACAGAGAGGGAAGCGGAATCATCACCCTGAGAGGACTGACTAACCAGTGCAAAGCGAGATTTTTCGTGGATTTTTCTGGTAATATCGCAATTCCAACAGGCGGTACTGTCGGAGCTATTTCTCTGGCTATTGCAATCTCTGGCGAGCCAGTACTATCCTCCCAGATGATTTCCACACCGGCAGCAGTAGACCAGTACAACAATGTGTCCACGGGCATTTATGTGGATGTACCTCGTGGATGTTGCGTTAATATTGCAGTAGAGAACACAAGTGATCAGGCTATTTCTGTTGCGAATGCAAACATTGTTGTGACCAGAGAAGCGTAGGAGGTGTGATTATGAGAGACATTAAAGATTTATGCGCAAGAATTGAAGACGAACTGTCCAAAATCGCTGATAGTGGGCTGACCACTGGAAATCTGGAAATGACATACAAACTGATTGATATGTACAAAGATATCAAGAACACGCAGTACTGGGATAAGAAAGTAGAGTACTACAACACTGTCCTTGATGAGATGCGTGGCGGATACAATGACGATTACAGTGAACGTGGAAGAAAGCGTGACAGCATGGGGAGATACAGCTCAAATGATGGCAGAATGATGCCGGATTACGACAGGGGTAATTCTTATGCCAGAAGGGGTGAGCATTATGTTAGAGGACATTACAGCCGCTCTGACGGACGAGATGCTTATGACGACTATATGACGCAGAAACAGAGCTATCGTTCCGGCAAGTCTGAAGACTGCAAAAGAAAGATGCTCGCCGCCCTGGAAGAACATCTGGACGAACTTACTACAGAAATGAGTGATATGTCCAAGGATGCAGAGTGCCGGGAAGAACGTGATCTTGTCAAGAGATACGTAGAAAAACTCCGTGATATGCTCTAAAAACACAAAAGTGGTAGAGAGGTAGTTAAAAGAAATCTGTTATAATGTAATTGTGCAGCAGGAAGCACAAGTAAAACGGTTGTTTTTGACATTTTCGTTTTAATCCTCCTTTCTTTAATTTAGTAGCTGGTACGCACGCTTTAACGGAAAGTTGAACAGGTTCGAATCCTGTCGTGCGTATTTGCCATCTGGCACGCAAGATGGCTCACCTCCTTGATTAAGGTTTTTGTTATTCATACTTTTCTTTTAAAAAAGAAATAAATATCCGAAACAACTCGTGGCAGGCATGACACGTTAAACACCTTGCTAACCCGGGAATCCGGGTTATGTGGAATGTACGCTAGTGGAAAACTGACAGAGTCGCACTCTGGTCTCCGGTTCGATTCCGGGCGCTCCGCTTTAATCCGCTTAGAGTTAAGCTGTTTGTATACAGGTGGTCTATGTCTCAGGTGGATTTACGCTATAGCGAAAGAAGTGAAATTCACCCCAGTTTCTTTTTTAGAGGGTTGGCCGTTATAGGCGGCATGGAATGTAGCTCAGTGGTAGATCGCACTGTAAATGTGAGGTCGCAGGTTCGATTCCTGCCTTTCCGATTACCTTGCCAGTGGTCTAACTGGCTTAATCCATTTACCTGCGGCGGCAGGTCAATAAACACGACCAGGAGGATGTTATGCAGAAACTTATTGACACTTTAAAATCATTTGGAATTGAAATCCCGGAGGATAAACAGGCAGATGTAAAGAAAGCACTCTCTGAGAATTACAAGAATGCAAAGGAAGTTGCAAAAACTCTGTCAAAAGTCGAGGGAGAACGTGATGACTGGAAAGTACGTGCTGAGACAGCAGAAGAAACCTTAAAAAGTTTTGACGGTATCGACCCGGCAAATATTAAAAGCGAGTTAGAGACTTGGAAACAGAAAGCGGCAGATGCAGAGAAAGAATTCAATGCAAAAATCTACGACCGTGATTTCTCGGATGCTCTGAAAGTGGCACTCGATGACGTTAAGTTTTCCAGCGAAGCGGCAAAGAAATCAGTCATGGCAGACATCAAAGAAGCAGGATTAAAGCTGAAAGACGGCAAAATTCTCGGATTAAATGATCTGATTGAGCAGATGAAACAGTCTGATGCATCCGCTTTTGTGGACGAATCTCAGCAGCAGGCTCAGCAGAACCAGGCAAGATTTACCACTCACGTTGGACAGCAGCAGACACCGGGAAGTATGACCAAAAAAGATATCGAAGCGATCAAAGACCCGTCCGAGAGACAGGCTGCAATTGCTCAGAATATCCAGTTATTCCAGTGATTTTTACACCGACTATACACCAGAGTATAGCCGCTAACCCAATACCTTAACAATTATGGGTAGAAAGGATTTTTTATGCCAGCAAAAACAAATCTTATTATGACTAATGATATCCAGGTAACGGCACGTGAGATTGATTTTGTTACCAGATTCGAAAGAAACTGGGAACACTTGCGTGAGATTCTGGGTATCATGAGACCTATCAAAAAACAGCCGGGTGCTGTACTCAAGTCCAAGTACGCAGAGGGTACTTTACAGCGTGGAAATGTTGGTGAGGGTGAGGAAATCCCTTACAGTAAGTTTACCGTAAAAGAAAAGACCTATGCGGAAATGACTATCGAAAAGTACGCAAAGGCTGTATCTATCGAAGCAATCAAGGACCACGGTTATGAGAACGCCGTTCAGATGACTGATGATGAATTCCTTTTCCAGCTTCAGACTGATGTTACCGGCAGATTTTACGACTATCTGAAAACCGGTACACTTACTTCCACAGAAACTACATTCCAGATGGCTCTGGCAATGGCTAAGGGTCGAGTAGAAAACAAATTCAAGCAGATGCACAGAAATGTGACTGGCGTTGTTGGATTTGTGAATATTCTGGACGTATATGAATATCTCGGAGCAGCTGAGATTACTATTCAGAACCAGTTCGGATTCCAGTATATGAAGGATTTTATGGGATTCAACACAATCTTTTTACTGTCTGACAGCGAAATCCCGAGAGGACAGGTTATTGCTACTCCTGTTGAGAACATTGTCCTGTACTATGTAGACCCGAACGAATCTGACTTCGCAAGAGCAGGACTTGTATACACCGTATCTGGTGAGACAAACCTGATCGGATTCCACACTCAGGGCAACTATCACACAGCAGTGTCCGAAGCGTTCGCAGTTATGGGACTTACTCTTTTTGCGGAGTACATTGACGCAATCGCAGTAATCACCATTGATGAGACACCAACACTTGGTACTCTGACAGTAACATCTGCGGCAGGAACAGTAACTGGTGATACAAAAATCACTGTAAATCCGGCTAAGGAAAACTCCAACAACGTATACAAATACAAAGTTGCAACAGACGCAGTAACTGTTGGATATGGACAGAACCTCAGGAACTGGACTTCTTGGGACGGAAAAGCTGACATCAAGGCGGCAACCGGACAGAAGATCACAGTAGTTGAGTGCGATGGAACATACAAGGCACTGAATGCCGGAAGTGCGAGCGTAACAGCAAAATCATAAACACAGGAGGTAACTGGCATGGCTTACGCAGATTATAAATTCTATACAGAATCATTCGGCAATGTCGTGCCAGAAGCTGACTTTCCACGACTGGCAGAAAGAGCCAGTGATTTTGTGGACACAATGACGTTTGATAGACTGGTGGATGGGCTGCCAACAAATGAACGCTCACAGAAGCGCATCAAAAAGGCAGTTTGTTCATTAGCTGAATTAATGTATCAGATTGAACTTGCTGAGAAGAACGCAATCAATCAGGCTTCGACAAATCTTACCGACACAAATGTCGGGAACATCAAAGCCGGTGCAGTAACCTCTGTATCCTCCGGCAGTGAATCCATTTCCTACGCCACACCTCAGCAGATTGGAGCGAGTGCAAAGGAATGGAGTGCGGTATATGCCGCCGCCGGAGATGCACAGAAAACGAACGACTTGCTTCTTAAGACAGCTTTGCCGCTTCTGATGGGAGTAAGGACGGATGATGGAATACCAATATTGTATGCAGGAGTGTGATAGAAATGATGGAATTAAAACAGACTGTTGAAATGATGAATAGTGCAGATTACAAGGAACGCTTTAAGGCAGAGTATATGCAGGTGGTTATTCGATATAAGAAACTTGCGAATATGCTTGAAAAATGGGATAAAGGAGAACTCCCATTTACTCCTACTTGTCCGAGAAGTACTTACAATATGCAGGTAAGAGCAATGACGGATTATATTGCAGTTCTGGAAGCAAGGGCAGTTATGGAAAATGTGAATCTGGAGGACTAAGCTATGGACATTTCAACATTAGGCTCATGTATAGCAATCGTTATGATTTGCTACATCGTAGGAATGGGCTGTAAAGCATCAAAAAGAATCTCTGATGAATGGATTCCAGTGATCATGGCGGTTATTGGTGGCATTCTCGGAGCTGTCGGGATGGGAGTTATCCCGGACTTCCCGGCAACGGATTATATCACAGCGGTTGCGGTCGGTATGTTTAACGGATTATCGGCTACTGGCGTGAATCAGGTTATTAAGCAGACAGTGCAGAAAGAATAATTAAGGGAGAGGATATCATGTATAGCAAAACGGTGACGATTTTTGACTATTACGAATCAGCCACGACAGGAGATGCGTACTGGTATCCTCACGTGCTATCCGGCGTTGATCTCATTACGGACAAGGGAGCAATCCTTAAAAAGTACGGACCAGACGCAACTGACAACGCACAGTTGCACGTTCGTTATGCTGTTCAGAACGGTGATATAACCATTACCGATAAAGATGGCAAGATTCTCCCATGGGTGCCTTCGAAGGAGTGGAAAAGGCAGATTAACAATGCTCTGGAAGATACTATCACATTCTCGGACGAATCATTCTTTTGGGAGGGTGAATGGACTGGTGGAGCAGTAACTGATGGTGATTATCGAAACGGATTCTACCAGTACATGAACGAGAACAAGGATAACGTGTTTAAGGTTACCAGTGTAGGCGGTCCGTACACACTGATTCCACACTTTGAGATTTTGGGTAAGTGATATGAGTAAAATTCATCATTTCAAAGGATTCTCCATAGTCGATGGAGATATGAAAATCAAACTGAATATGGACAGGTTCTCAAGGCAGTATCAAGAAGCCCAGTATCTCCTTGATGGAATGGTTATGGACAGTATGGTGCCGTTTATGCCGATGATTACAGGGGACTTTATCAACCGAACAAGAGTTGAGAGTACATCCTTACAAGGAACTGGGAAAGTATGCGCGGCGGCGGCTCCTTATGGACGTTTTCTGTACGAGGGGAAAGGAATGGTTGATGAAGCAACTGGAAGTCCCTACGCAAGACGTGGAGCAAAGAAAGTTCTCGTTAGTCAGTTTTCTGGCCGGACAGCCGCAAAGGAAAATCTTGAATACACCAAACAGGCTCACCCACGGGCACAGGCAAAGTGGTTTGATGCCGCTAAACGGCAATATGGTGACACATGGGTTCGCAAAGTAAAAGCACAGGCAGGAGGTGGCAGGCATAGCAGATAAACCTATCGGAAAAGACGCAACCGGATACGAAATTCTGACAGATGCCATGAAAGCACTTCTGAACCAGTATCCGGGACTGTATGAAAATGAAACAATCAAGTTTGAAGAACTTGGCAAGGAATCAGGAATTGCGTTCTCGGCAGATAATGGAGCTTTGATTTATTCAGAAAAAGAAGATGTTTGTGGCGTAATGCACCAGGTATGCCAGTACCCATTTTACGTGGTATATCGCACAGCATCCGACAAGGAAAGGCAGAAGCTATCCGTTCAGAAGTTCCTAGATAATCTCGGTAAATGGATATGCCGAGAACCAGTTATCATAAATGGCTCTGAGACACGTTTAAATGCGTTTCCTGAGCTTTCTCAGGGGCGAGTGATAAAACGTATCACCCGTGATAATTCCTATGGTTTAGAACCACAGGAGAGTGGTGTACAGGATTGGTTATTACCATTAACGGTACGCTACGAAAATACTTATGAAGTAATATAACAAGTAACAACCAGCTATCAATCGGAGATAGTCGCTAACCTACACAGCCTTTTAAAAGTTATAGGCAGAAAGGACATTTCTATGGCAGTTACAGGCAAAATTGACCGTAAATATATGGCTCATTATATCGATGCAGGTTCTCTCTGTGGAGGACTGACACCGAAGTATGAACGTCTTGGAAAAGATCTGGAAGAGTACAATGTTGAACTCAATCCAGACACCGAAACCTCTAAAAACATTCTTGGAGAATCCACATTCAAACATAACGGCTACGAAGTTTCTTCTGACGCTGATCCATTCTATGCAGACACTACTTCTGATCTGTTTACAGCATTACAGAAGATTGTAGATGGACGTCTCAAAGACGATAACCTCAAAACAAAAGCAGTTGAGGTTCACCTTTGGACAGAAGCCACAGCAGGCAAGTATGAAGCATATCAGCAGGACTGCTACGTTGTGCCGACCTCCTACGGCGGTGATACATCTGGCTATCAGATTCCGTTTACCGTCAATTATACCGGCGAACGAGTAAAAGGAAAATTTGATATCAGTTCCGGCACATTTACAGCTGACAGCGAATAATTTTTTTTAGGAGGGCATAGAAAATGGCAAAAACAATTAATACAAACATTGATGATGGATTTCTTCTTTTCACATTCACGAACAAGCAGGGTGAAGTGTTCTCTTCATTCAAACTGAATCCTACCGACATCAACATTGCAGCAAGAGCGGAAGAATTGGAAACTTTCTTTGAACAGGCTCAGGAATCTGTTAAAAATGTCTCTTCCGGCAAAGAGATGGCGGAGATTAATAAGCAGATCGAGGACAAAATCAATTATATGCTCGGATACGAAGCATCTAAGGATTTATTTAAAGAACCAATTACCGCAACAACTGTTTTTGGAAATGGTCAGGTATTCGCTTATATCGTCCTTGACAAAATCAATGAAGCACTTACTCCAGAGATTGAAAAGAGAAAGAAAAAAATGCAGGAAGTGGTCAATAAGTACACGGAGAAGTATACAAAATGACCGCCTATGAGTTGCCCACCTCACTAAATATCAGTGGGGTGGATTTTTCTATCAGAACGGATTTTCGAGTAATTATTGACATTCTGGTCGCCATGAATGACCCAGAATTGGACGAACAGGCGAAAGCTGTTGTTATGTTACAGATTTTGTTTGAGGACTGGCAAAGCATACCCCTGGAACATCTTACAGAAGCTTGTCAGAAAGCTTGCGAGTTTATTGATTGTGGTCAATTCGATGATATCCCGAACAAGCCCAAACCCCGTTTGATGGACTGGGAACAGGATGGAGATATGATCGTTCCGGCTGTGAACAAGGTTGCTGGTAAAGAAATCAGATCAGTACCTTATATGCACTGGTGGACGTTTTTTGGATACTTTATGGAATCTGGCGAGTGCCTGTTCAACACCGTAGTTGGAATCCGGTCAAAAAAAGCAAAGGGCGAAAAGTTCGATAAATGGGAAAAGAAATTCTATCAGGAAAACAAGAACATTATTGATATAAAAACACGTCTCAGCGAAGAAGAGCAAGCGTACAAGAATGCGCTGAATGAGATGTTGAACCTCAAATAGTTAGGAGGTGGACGCATGGCTGCTGATGGCTCAGTCATTATTGATACCAGAATGGACACATCAGGCGTGCAAAACGGTGTATCAGCAATCAGACAGTCTTTTAACGGACTTGGCAGCGTAGTAAAAAAAATAGGCATACTGATTGGCGGAGCATTCGCAATTGGGAAACTGGCCCAGTTTGGGAAAGAGTGCGTAGAACTTGGCTCTAATCTGGCAGAAGTGCAGAACGTGGTTGATGTTACATTTACAACCATGTCTGATAAGGTAAACGAATTTGCGAAGAACGCCATGACCTCAGCCGGACTGTCAGAAACGATGGCGAAACAATATGTTGGTACATTCGGAGCAATGTCTAAGTCGTTCGGATTTTCAGAACAGCAGGCTTATGATATGTCAACGGCTCTGACACAGCTAACTGGTGATGTGGCATCATTTTACAACATTAGTCAGGACTTGGCTTATATAAAACTGAAGTCAGTTTTTACAGGAGAAACGGAAACACTTAAAGACTTGGGTTAACAATTAGCTCCCTTACACAGCAATGTGTATTGAATAACATGGTGAACGAAGAAATCTTCGGTGTGTTGCTTTATGAGCAATGCTAACGGTAAAAGCCTAAAATTATTTAAAAAACTTGTGGTTATGACACCTATATGATATAATATTTATAGGAGGTGATTTCCATGAGTGAAGAAATTTGGAAAGATATTAACGGCTACGAAGGTCTGTATCAAGTAAGCAATCTGGGAAGAATAAAAAGTCTTGAGCGTAGATGCAAGGCAAAATGGTATACAAGAAAAGTACCAGAGAAAATTTATTCTCCTGCGCTTGATACTTACGGTTATCCAATAGTCTCTTTGCATAAAGACGGCAAAAAGAAAACAATTACAATTCATAAATTGGTTGCAAATGCTTTTCTTGAAAAGCCGGACGGTTGCAATTCTATTAATCACATTGACGAAAACAAGCAGAATAATTGCGTTGAAAATCTTGAATGGTGTACTGTTCAAGAAAACAATGCTTATGGAACGAGAGTAGAACGATTAAGAAAAACTCAGCAAAGAGCGGTTCTACAATGTGATTTAGATGGAAATGTAATTAGAGAATGGGAGGGGATGAACTTCCTTTGTAGAGAAACAGGATATGACCAAGGCTTAATATCTAAAGTATGCAATAATGTTCACAGACATCGTACTGCATATGGATTCAAATGGAAATTTAAATAATCATGGCAATACCGTGCTAAGCATCGAAGAGTCTCAATAAGAGGCTCTTTTTTGATGAAAGTGTAACGACTATTCCGTAAGGAAGTAGGTTTAGGGTGAAATTCCCTATTCCGAAGTGCCATGCATCCTATTTGGATGAAGAGATAGTCTACTCCCCTAATAAATATCGGGAAACCGAGGGTATAAAGGGTCGTTATGACACAAAGCGCGCTTGACCAGTTCGCGCTGGCAAATGGCTATGGTAAAACCACATCCGCCATGACTGAACAGGAGAAAGTGGCTCTCCGCTTGGCTTTTGTACAGAAACAGTTGTCTGCCGCATCTGGTGACTTTATCCGAACATCTGGCAGCTGGGCAAACCAGGTACGAGTGATGCAGTTACAGCTGCAATCTCTCAAAGCAACAGTCGGACAGGGATTAATCAATCTCTTCACTCCCGTTTTGAGAGTTATTAATATTTTACTGGGCAAACTGGCAACTCTGGCGAATGCCTTCAAGTCATTTACGGAGTTAATCACCGGGAAAAAATCTTCTGGTCAGACAGGTGCAAGTGGCGCAGGTCTTGCCGGGACAGATGCAATAGCTGATACGGCAGACCAATATGGAAATGCTGCCGACAATGCCGAAAAGCTGGCAGATGCAACAAATGATACAGCGGATGCAACTAAGAAAGCTACTAAAGCGGCAAAAGGGTATCTTAGTCCTCTCGACGAAATAAATAATTACTCAACGGATAAAAGTGCGGATTCATCGTCAAAAGTACCGGGCACAACTGGCGGACTTGCAGATCGGATGAAAGATGCTGTACAAAATGTTGATTACGGAAAAATGGCAAAGGGTGAGACAGTTCTTGATAAGATGTTAAAGCCATTAAATAAGATAATCAACAGATTTAAAGAACTAGCTAAATTGGTTGCAAAAGGATTCTGGGATGGATTAGGAGATTACGAGCCAATTTTTGACGGAATAAAAAAGGATCTCGATTCCATATGGAAATCTTTAAAGGATATCTTTACTGATTCAGAAGTTACTAAAGCAGCAAATAATTTTCTTGATTCATTTGCATATGCAATTGGACAAGTTGCCGGCTCATTTACCAGAATCGGATTAACAATTGCGCAAAACATTATAGGCGGAATCGAAAAGTTTTTAAAGCAGAACACGCAAAGAATAAAGAACTATCTGATAGATATGTTCAATATCGGCTCTGAAATTGCACAAATAGGTGGAAATCTTGCAGTTGCTTTCGCTGATGTTTTCTCAGTTTTCGGTGGAGAAACTGCGCAACAGATCACAGCAGATTTAATCGGAATCTTTGCTGAAATCGGAATGGTTCTTACGGAAACGGCTGCAAAACTTGGCAGAGACATCCTTAACATGATTGCGCAGCCTTTTATCGACAACAAGGACATTTTAAAGTCAGCAATCGAGGGTAGTCTCGGAGCAATAGAAACCGTAACAAGCGGCGTCTTAATAGTTGTTCAAAACCTTAGCGACGCAATATCAAGGTTATACGATGAACACGTAAAGCCGTTCTTTGATTCTATAGCAAATGGACTGTCAAGCATATTTGGAACTCTGATAACTGGATATAACACATACGTTCTTCCAGTACTACAAGGACTGGCGGAACAGTTCAAAGGACTATTAGAGGGACCATTAGGGGATGCGATTTTAAAGATAGAAGCATTCCTCGGAAAACTCATTGATTCTCTGAAACTTCTGTGGGAGTCAGTGTTAGTGCCTTTGATTAACTGGATAATCGCAAATTTGCTTCCGGTTGTGGCAAAGATAATTGACGTTGTAGGAACCACAGCAATAAAAGTCTTGGAATCATTAATTAAAATTATTGGTGATGTAACAGACACGCTGAGTGGAATCATTGATTTTCTTGTCGGCGTTTTCACGGGAGACTGGGAACTGGCTTGGCAGGGAATAAAAGAGATTGCGGATGGAGCATGGAGTTTTATCAAAGATGTTGTGTCAGGTGCGTGGGAGATAATTAAAACCGTAACAAAAGGCGCGTTGAGTATAATAAAGAGCATCATCAGCACTGCTTGGAATGCGATTAAAGCATTGACTTCAACAATCTGGAACGCAATTAAAAAGACCCTTTCTGGTCTTTGGAACTCTCTTAAATCCACAGCCAGCACAGTATTTAATGCAATTAAAACTAAAGTTGTAGGCGTATGGGACAGCGTAAAGAACAAGACATCAAAAACATGGGAAAACGTAGCTACGTTCGTATCTAATAAAGTAGAAGCGATAAAAAATGCTATCACTAATAAGTTTAATGCCGCCAGAGATGCAGTCAGATCTGCGTTTGAAGGCATTGTGGATTTTATTAAAGCTCCGATCAATCAAGCAATCAGCATTGTTAATAATGCAGTTGGAATGATTAATAATGCAATTGGTGGAATTGAATCTGCATTTTCCTTTGGACCCTGGACTGTTCCAACACCGTTTGGTTCAAAGACTATTGGATTTCATGCAACATTTCCACGTATCGGAACTATCCCATATCTGGCCAGTGGTGCAGTTATTCCACCAAGGTCAGAATTCCTTGCGGTATTAGGTGACCAGAAGAAAGGCAATAACCTGGAAGCGCCGGAAAGTCTGTTACGTCAGATCGTCCGGGAAGAATCAGGAAAGGGACAGGGAGACGGAAATACCTACAATGTTACAGTTAATGCATCTGGCAGAAAACTGTTAGATATTATTATCAGTGAAGCTGAAATGAGAAGGAATCGGAACGGGAAGAACCCATTTGAGTTAGCATAGAGGAGAAAATATGGAACAGGAACAATTTAAAATAGACAACGTTGTTATAAGAGCACCGGACAGTTACAAGCCGGTGTTCGCAACCACTTCTACAGAAGACTCTAAAAGAAGTCAGGATTTGATTATGCACAATACACCAATGGGGACAATTGGTGGGTATGACATGCAATGGGGCGAGCTTACGTGGGCTGAAATAGCAACCATACTAAATACTGTGCTTAACAAAAGCCAATTCACATTCCACCATAAAGACCCTACTGTTCCGGGAAGATGGATAGACAGAACATTCTACGCATCAAATTTCAACATGGCTGCGCAAACTTTAAAAGATGGGGAAGAAAAGTGGACGGATTTGTCTATTAATGTAAGGAGGATTGAGCCGATTTGATAAATGTATCTACTCAGTTAAAAAAAGAATCTCTTACAAACAGAAATTATTACGTGACAGCAAATGTTACATTGTCAAATGGCGCAACTCTTAAGCTAGGCAAAAAAGACTTTTATCTGTCTGGAAATAGTCTCGTAGATTCAGCAGACTCTGGGGACTTCCCGGTGGGTGTAGCAATAGAAAAAACGGCAAGTTTATCATTGGTAAATGATGACGGACGCTTTGACGGATATAATTTTAATGCTGCAAGGTTTGTTATCTTTCTCAATGTGCGGTTATCTGACAGGATAGAAACTATAAAAAGAGGTACTTATATTGTGTCAAAGAAACCTGCAACGGCAAGCGAAATAAGTCTTTCCCTCTTAGACAAAATGCATAACGCTGATAAGACGTATGATTCTAATTTATCTTTTCCTTGTACGGTCAAGGAACTGCTCTCAGAATGCTGTCAGCAATGTGGAATCACTCTTGGAGATGCAATGTTTCCAAATGCGGACTTTCAGATTCAGAAAGCGCCATCTAATGCGACATATCGTACAGTAATCGGAATGTGTGCCGGGATAGTCGGTGGAAATGCAAGAATTGATGAAAATGACTTACTCAGGATTATTACGTTTGATAAGACATTTACCAATACGACTATTTACGATGGTGGAGCAGTAAAGAACTGGACAAACGGTGATGATCTGGATGGTGGCACGCTTAATCCGTGGACGACAGGGACTGTGATTGATGGTGGTACGTTAAGTAATAACGATTATCACGCGTTATTTTCAATTCAGAATCTACAATATGACGTAGACGATGTCATTGTAACAGGCGTCAAATACGTAGAAGATGAGACCGAATATATGTCGGGTCAGGACGGTTATGTAATCACTATTGATAATCAGCTATTGTCAGGAAATGCACAGGCAGGCATTGAAGCCATTGGGAGTCAATTAATCGGTTTGCGAATGCGTCCTTTCTCATGTGACGGAATTGCCAACGGATACGCCACTTTCGGCGATCCAGTCGAATTTATTGACACGAAGAATCGTGTTTTTAGATCATTTGTAACTAATGTAGAATTTGTGTTCGGTGGTTCAACATCATGGGGTTGCAGCGCAAAGAGTGCCGAAGAAGATGTAAGTGAGTTTGTTGGTGGTCAGCAAGCGGCCGTAGAACAGTCAAAAAAAGATATAGAGAAGAAACTATCTGCCTATGACGTAAAGCTCAAACAGATGAATGAACTTGCAGCGAACACGCTGGGTTTTTTCTATACAGAGGAAGTACAAGAAGATGGTTCCGTAATTACGTACCGGCATGATAAGCCTACACTTGCTGATTCTAAAGTAATTTATAAGACAGGTGTCGATGGATTCTTTTTGTCAGTAGATGGGGGTCAGACATGGAAAGCCGGGTTTGACAGTAATGGAGATGCTGTTCTGAATATTCTTTATGCTATTGGCATCCAATCAGAATGGATTAACACAAGAGGTTTTACAGCAAAAGATAATAACGGGAATACGACATTAAAAATAGATGCCGACACAGGTGCTGTCACATTAGAGGTCGAAAACTTTACGCTAAAAAGTAGAACTATTGAACAGATCGCCAAGGATGTTGTGGATGGGGCAGTTCAAAATAATGTGACTATCCCGAACTATTATGGCACGTATGTACCAACATTGCAGAACTATCCGGCATCTGAGTGGAAAAGTGAAGAATATAAAAAACATGACGGCTCGATTTTCATGAACTTTTCTACGAGCCGGGTATATATGTTTTCTGGGACTGATGGCACTTGGCAGGAACTGGACGCTGAAAAAATTGTCAATTTTGAAAGAGTTTTTAACGCTTTAACGGATAACGGTAAGCAAGAGGGAATTTATATGCAGAACGGACATCTGTATATAAACGCTTCTTATATTAAATCAGGTCAGATTTCAGCTGATTTGATTAATCTGAAGAACATCAACGTTACAAACAGTTCTGGAACGTCAACATTTGCGATTGATAACTACGGAAATGTTACGCTCAGACCTAATACATTCGTGTTAGCAAACGGCGACACAATATATAGTGTTGCGGAAGATAAAGCTTCGACAGCGTTATCGAATGCGAATCGCTATACAGACAATGCACTTAGTGATCTCGACATAGGGAAAATGTCAAAACAAGAGATTATTGATGTGTTAAGCGATAACAGCAGTAATAAAGGTCTGTATCTATCGAATGGTAATGTGTACATGAATGCCGATTATATTAACACAGGTGAATTAGCAGGATGGAAAGTTGGAATTAAAAAGCTTTCAGCAAGTGGCGCGTATGGAGAAGTAACGCTAGATGCTTCAACTGGAGAGATCTATTCAGAGACGAATACAGGAATATATGTACCGGGGTACGGGACATTGTATGGAACGCGTATTAGAGGAATCAATCTTTATACAGGAACCGTACATGCAAGTTCAGCCTCGTTTAATAAAAGCGTTTCGGCGAGCAGCGTTTCGGCAGACAGTGTTTCGGCATCAAAAAAAGTTACAGCAGGTACACATATAGAAGCCAGTGGCCATTTCTATAGCATCGGAACGGGAACAGACCTTGCAGATTTAAGTGTCCGAGGAACAAAGAAAAGAATCCTTCCAACAAAAAACTATGGTACACAGGCGTTTTATTGCTACGAAATGGCATCCCCCATGTTTGGAGACATCGGAGAAGCATCCATATCAGAAGACGGCACATGTCTGATAGACATAGATGACATATTCCAAGAATCTACTAATGTAAGGATTGAATATTATGTGTTCTTGCAAAAGGAAGGAGATGGAGATTGTTGGGTAGACCAAAAAGAACAGACATATTTCACTGTAAAAGGTACTCCGGGGCTTAAATTTGCATTTGAAGTCAAAGCGCGTCAAGCTGACTATGAACACATGCGTTTTGCTGATGCAAGTGAAACAGCTTACGATAGGGCAATAGACACAGACATGCCAGAGCCAGACTACAGTAAAAGCCTTGAAATATCAGAACCCGATTACGAAAAAGAGCTTCTTAATAACAGGAAAAAAATTATTGACGAAATGGAGGAAATATCATGAAAAAAATTCTTACAAGTTTTATGAATCTCAGCACTGGAGAAGGAAGTCGCATTGCTTACACCTATTCAGAAGTAGACGAAAGCACAGGAAGTATCATCAGTCAGAATAATAAAGGTAATTTCCTTGTAATGGATGACAATGTACAGAAAAATCTTGATTCCGTAAAGGATTACATAAAAAATAATTTCCTTTCATAAGGAGGTAAGTCTAATATGGCCAATACATATACAATACAATTCCGGCGCGGTATGTACGCTGATTTTGATACATCGAAAATTCGTCCTGGAGAGCCCGTTGCGATTCTTGGCAATGACCCTTCTGTTCCATCTGGCAAAGCCTTATACATTGCATTTGCGGCTAATGATGTAAGACGATTGTGTTCCATTGAGGATATTTCAGAGATGGTCAATGCCGGAGAATTTGTTGGCCCGCAGGGTCCAAGGGGTGAAAAAGGAGATAAAGGTGATCCGGGAGAAAAGGGTGCGGATGGCACCGTAGCATTTGAATCGCTGACACCCGAGCAGAAAGAATCACTAAGGGGTATCTCTATCACAGCGGTCAGTATCGACACAGATGGAAATTTGACAATAACATTTTCAGATGGTGATAGTGAAAATGTTGGTAATATTATAGGGCCTCAAGGTCCGCAGGGACCACAAGGTGAAAAAGGAGATGTTGGTCCACAAGGTCCACAAGGCCCACAAGGAGAAAAGGGTGAACAAGGAAATGATGGAACATCTCTTAATATCCTTGGTACAAAAGAATCTGAGGCAGACCTCCCTTTAAGCGCAGAGAAGAACGACGCGTATTTAATAAATGGAGAAATGTGGGTTTTTAACGGCACAAATTGGAACAATGCTGGCAGGATTCAAGGGCCTCAAGGTCCGCAGGGACCAGTTGGTCCGCAAGGGCCAAAGGGCGACCCGGGACCGCAGGGCATAAAAGGAGACCCCGGAGAAAAAGGAGAGCAGGGAATACAGGGTCTAAAAGGCGATACTGGGCTGCAAGGTCCACAGGGACCAGTTGGTCCAAAAGGCGAGCAAGGCGATGCTGGCGTGCGAGGAATCACCTTTACTCCTGTTGTAGACAGCAGAGGAAATATAAGTTGGAGTAATGACGGGGGACTTGAAAACCCCCAGACAGTAAATATTACCGGACCGCAAGGCGATACGGGCGCAAAAGGAGATACTGGGCCGCGAGGAGAAAAGGGAGAGGCTGGGGATGCCGGGCCTAAAGGAGACAAGGGCACTACATTCGTCCCAAGTGTGGACACCGATGGAAATATAAGCTGGAGCAACACAGATGGAATCACCAATCCCGAAACAGTCAACATAAAAGGGCCAAAAGGAGACAGGGGAAGTGATGCGACTGTCCCGATTGCTACAACTGAAACTCTTGGCAAGGTTAAGCCCGACGGTAAGACAACATTCATAGACGAAGACGGAACACTCCACGCAAAAGGCGGAGGCGTGACCGTTACCCCTAAACCCGTAAACAACCCAACAATTGAAAATGCAAACACATCTGTCACAATTAAATGGCAAGACCCTGAAAACACGGTAATCAGTGGCTCAACATTTTCTACATGGGCTGGCACAAAACTTGTAATGAAAGAAACGGGCTATCCTGCAAATCCAGATGACGGAACGCTTGTGGTTGATAATACGGTTCGAGATAAATACAAAACCACAGGCTATACAGTCACAGGGTTAACAAGCGACAAACAATATTACTTCGTGCTGTTCCCATACAACACTGATGGCGTATACAACTACGATACAGGAAACAGACTTCTCGGTGAACCAGGGGAATTGAAGATTGTCACATTCGCTGACGGAACGGATGCTGAAATAGCAAGGATGATTAAAGCGCACTACGCAGGTAAAATCAATATTGGCGAATATTGGGCGGTTGGCGACAAGAGAACCATCCATCACAATGCTATGGATGCAACAGGCGTGAGTGAGTCACACAAAGCAAATGATTATGCTTATGTGATCATCGGAATTGAACATGACGACTTGGTAACTGCTATCAATGGCAAGGCCAAAGCCGCTATTACAATTCAGACGGAACGCCTGCTGTATTTAGACACTACGACAGAATATAACAATTCTCTCGATGCATCTCATGAATGTGGTTATATGAATAGCTCAGATATGAATAGCGGCGGTTGGGAAGGTTGTGAAAGACGTACATGGTGTAATAATGTGTACAAGAAATGTTTACCTGCTTATGTCCAAAGCATGATGAAACAGGTTAAAAAGCTGACATCTGTGGGAGGTCAGAGTAGTACAATCAAGACTTCAAACGATTATGCGTTCTTACTATCTGAAATCGAAATTTTTGGTAACATTCCATATTCTTTTGGAGGTGAAGGAACACAGTATCAATACTTTAAGAATGCGACCGCAAACAGGTATAAAAGCCCACGAACTAGCAATTTTTATGCGTCTGGGATTTGGTGGGAGCGTTCGCCTTGCCGCAGTGCCAATGAGTCCTTCTGTGTTGTGAATGAGGCAGGGAATACGAACATCGCCGATGCCAGTCAAGAAAAGAGCCTCGCCCCTTGCTTATGTTTCTAAAATCCTAGTAAATTAATGAATTATTTATAGCTGCATGGCTAAGAACAGGAGGCGCATATGGATAAAAAGGAAATTGCAAATATCTACAAAGCCATCAATCGAGTTTCAAACAGGCTGAATGAGATGTCTGAAAAGTTAGACATTGTGATACGGATGCTTAATGCGGAATCTAATCGTAAAATTCTAATTAATGGTGATGGTATTGACGGTCTGGCTGAACTTGTATCAACGCATGACTCGGCTTTGGACGAACTGGCTACATTAGTTTCGACAATCGGAGGTGAAAATAATGGTTAATTTTTTTGAAGAGCGAATAATCAATGGGCTGAAAAAATGGACAGATGTTCCTGAACTGTGGAATAAGAAGGTAATTGAAAGACTTCAAAAGGATGGCTATGTACTGAATGAGGACGGGACAGTAACAGAATCAAAACCAGGAATAGTGAAATAAAATACGTGCAAGGGAGAAAATATGGAAATTAAAGGAATTGACGTATCATCTTATCAGAGTAAGCCAGACTGGGCGAAAGTATCGAATTCTGAAATTAAGTTTGCAATATTGAGAATCCATCAAAAATCTGGAACTGATTCCTCTTTTGAACATAACTACAAAGGATGCAAGTCAAATGGAATCCTTGTCGGCGGATATAAATACAGTTACGCTCTGACACCGGCACAGGCAATTGATGAAGCTGAGAGCGTAATTTCTGTTCTTGGCGGACGCGGAATGGACTTTCCAATCTTCTACGACCTTGAATGGAGTCAGCAGAGAAACCTTGGAAAACAGGCGATTGAGAACATTGCAGTAGCATTTCTGACCAGAATCAAAAAAGCCGGTTATAAGGTCGGTATCTACTGCAATCTTGATTGGTACAATAACGTTCTGTCAGACACCCTGAAAAAGTACGATTGCTGGATTGCTCGTTATCCGGCTAGTGATAATGGCTCTGTACAGGAAAGATTGCGTCCATCTGTTGGTGTAGGCTGGCAGTATTCCAGTAGAGGAAAAGTATCCGGCATTAGTGGTAACGTTGACATGGATGTATTCTATAAGGATTACAAAGAGGAGGTTTCTGCAATGGATAAAGCTATTGAAAAAGTGATTCTTATTGCAAAAAATGAGATTGGATACCTTGAAAAGAAGAGTAATAGTCAGCTCGACAGTAAGACTGCAAACGCCGGTTCGAACAACTATACGAAGTACTGGCGAGACATTAAGCCATCATATCAAGGGCAGCCTTGGTGCGCAGCATTCGTGAGTTGGTGTTTTATGGAAGCATTCGGACAAGAGAAGGCAAAGAAACTGCTGAAGCACTGGCCTTATGTTTACTGCCCAACACTCGGCAATCTGTTTACAAGGAACGCTAATCCAAAGATCGGTGATATTGTAATTTTTTATCATAATGGAACTTTCACCCATACTGGCATCGTAACGGCCGTAATCGGAGACAGGTTCTATACCATCGAGGGGAATACTTCTGGTGCATCTGGAATTATTGCAAATGGTGGCGGTGTCTGCGCAAAGAGTTATCTTAACAGTCAGATGCCCGGAACTAAGTTCTGTACACCTGATTATAGTATTGTATCCGATGCATCCGCACCCGTAAAACCTGAGAATACATCATCTAATACTGCACAGACAGGAGAGGAATATATGTTTGAACCAAAAACTGTAAAAGCAGGAGACAAAAATACATCCGTGCTTCTCTTACAGGAAATATTAAGAGCCAGAGGCTTTAAAGGCAAAAACGGCAAAGCCCTGAAACTTACATGGACAGCAGATGCAAACACGATTTACGCTCTGAAAGCTTATCAGGAATTCAGAAAAGAAGTTCTGGAAGTGGATGGAATCTGTGGACCCGCCACATGGAAAGATTTGATTGCCATATAA